CCGGTCTCTACGTCACGGGGAACGTGTCAGCCTCGTTCTTCGAGGGTCAGGGTAATGCGCTCACGAATGTCCTCAGCAGTGTTCTCGTGGGTAACGTGGCTTCCGCCAATGTCGCCCTGGTCGTCTCGCAGCCCCTCCAGCCCAATATCACACAGGTCGGAACGCTCACGGGGCTCTACGTCACGGGGAACGTGTCAGCCTCGTTCTTCGAGGGTCAGGGTAATGCGCTCACGAATGTCCTCAGCAGTGTTCTCGTGGGTAACGTGGCTTCCGCCAATGTCGCCCTGGTCGTCTCTCAGCCCCTCCAGCCCAATATCACGCAGGTCGGAACCCTCACGGGGCTCTACGTCACGGGGAACGTGACAGCCTCTTTCTTCAACGGAGAGGGGAACGGACTCACGAATGTCTTGAGTTCCGTCCTCGTGGGGAATGTGGCCAGTGCCAATCTCGCCCTGGTCGTCACTGGGGCCCTCCAACCCAATATCACGCAGGTCGGAACCCTCACGGGGCTCTTTTCGAGTGGGAACGTGACAGCCTCCTTCTTTTCCGGTCAAGGTAATGCGCTTAGTAACATTCAGAGTGCGGCACTCGTGGGCAATGTGGCCAGCGCCAACACGGCTCTGGTCGTCACTCAGCCGGCCCAGCCCAACGTGACGTCCCTAGGCACTTTGACGGGGCTCTCTGTTCAAGGGCTCCTCAGCGCCTCGAACGGCTCTGGGATCGCGAACCTTACCGCAGCGGCCATCACCGGGAACGTCGCACAAGCTAATGTTGCGCTGGTGGTTTCGCAGGCGGCCCAGCCCAACGTGACGTCTTTGGGCACATTGACCGGGCTCACGGTCCAAGGGCTCCTCAGCGCCTCGAACGGCTCCGGGATCGCGAACCTCACAGCCGCCGCAATCACGGGGAACGTCGCCCAGGCGAACATTGCGCTCGTGGTCTCTCAACCGGCTCAGCCCAACATCACGTCCTTGGGCACTTTGACTGGGCTCTCGGTCCAAGGACTCTTGAGCGCAAGCAACGGCTCTGGAATCGCAAACCTGACTGCAGCGTCCATCACGGGGAACGTGGCCCAGGCGAACGTGGCGCTCGTCGTCTCGCAGGCGGCTCAACCCAACGTGACGAGTCTCGGGACTTTGACGGGGCTCTCGGTCCAAGGACTTCTGAGCGCCTCGAACGGCTCGGGGATCGCGAACCTCACGGCCGCGTCCATCACGGGGAACGTCGCACGGGCGAACGTGGCGCTTGTGGTTTCGCAGCCCTACCAGCCCAACATCACATCCTTAGATGACCTCACTGTGAACAACAACTTATCAGTCACGGGGAACATCGTACCAGTGACACTCGGCAACACGTACGTGACCGGGAACCTCGTGGTATCTGGGAACGTCTTTTCCGCGCTCGGGACTCCTCTCGGTTTCGGCGGTTCCCTGTATTTCTCGCTCGGGGGGACGTACGCACCTCCCACGTATACGGGAATCCTCTACGGAACGACCCTCGCCCCGAATCTCTCCCCTTTTAGCGTTCAGGGGTCGAGCTCGGCCGTCACGCGCACGGTGGGTGGGTACCTTCAGTTTTCCCGTACGGGCGTGTACAACTTGCGCGGCGTCTTTTGTACGACGGGTGACAATATCACGGGCGTCGCCATCGGTTCGAACGTTGCAGAGGTCCATGGGACCGATCAGACGTACGTGTATCGCCACGTTCCTTTCGTGTCCCAGAACCCCACGGCCGTTTTTGACATTGATTTTTACGTAGGGTCCGTATCCGCCTACTATTACGTGGACCTCTTTGCGGTTGACGCACCGACTTTACAACCGACCTCAAACACTCTGGGTGGCACGTGGTTCACGGTCGGGCCCTCGAGCGGGCTCGGCGGCTCTGGCGGTTCAGTGACGATGACAACCTTGGGAAATTGCGTTTTCAACGCGAGCCCAGGCGCTTCAGATTACTATGTGGGAGTCTCGAACGGCACGACTGTAACACTGCCCCTGGGAGCGTCGCTGAGCGCGGGCAAGCAGTACATCATAAAGGACGAGTCGGGTCTGGCCGGTACATTCGTCGGGTACAGGGTCACGGTGGCGGCCTCGGGCCCAGACCTCATCGACGGGCAGGCCTCTTTCGTCGTGGCTTTGAATTACGGAGCCGTGAACGTCATATGGACTGGGTCGTCTTGGAGGATTTTTTAGTCTACGAACTTACTAAGGATGGTCTACCTCTTCAATTCTGACGTGACCCTCAAGGCGACTCCCCAACTCGACGCGTTTGGACGTCTGAGGGTCAGCAATCCCTTTACGCTCTTTGATTCTCAGCAGCGTTTCGGCCTTGACACGTCGTTCCGATCAAACGTCGCATCGGGTGGTTCGGTAACATTCATACCGACCCAGAGTTCTGCAAATCTCACGGTGACCAACACAGTGGGATCGTTTGCCGCGCGTGAATCGGCTTATACATTCAGATATCAGCCCGGCAAGTCTCTTTTGGCGATGATGACGTTCACGATGGCGCCAGCCTCTCCGGGTAATACTCGACAGCGGGTGGGGTATTTTGGAACAGACAACGGTTTTTACGTCGAGTTGGCGAACGGACTCGAGCTCGTCCAGCGCTCGAACGTCACGGGAACCGTTACACTTTCAAACGTGGCGCAGGTCAACTGGAACGGTGATAAGCTCTTGGGAACTGGTCCGTCCGGTATAACTTTAGACATTACAAAGTCTCAGATTCTTTGGATCGATATGGAATGGCTCGGCGTCGGCTCTGTTCGCATGGGGTTCATCATCGATGGCATTTTCATCCTGTGCCATACGTTCCATCACGCAAATCTGATTAAAACAGCTTACATAACAACCGCGTGTCTCCCTGTCCGGTACGAGATTCAGACCCTGAACGGCGCGGCACCCGCCACGTCAAACCTTACGCAGATTTGCTCGACCGTCATGTCAGAGGGTGGGTCGAACGCACCCCTCACTCTGTATTCCAATCTGGCTACGTTCAGCGCGACCGTGGGCGCTGGAACCTGGGTACCTGTCATATCAATCCAGTTGGCTGCTGGTCGCCTCGACTCTGTGTGCGCTATCAAGCAGGTCGAGGTGGTGATAAAGTCGACGGATGATATCGTACAGTGGGCTCTGTGGAGTAATGTTACAGCGGCAAACCTCACGGGTGAGAACTTTTTGGCGGCACCACCGAGCACGAGCATCCTTGTGGACAAGTCGGCGACAGCCTTTTCAGCCACGACGTGTCAACAGGTGGCATCAGGTTTTGGTGCGGCGCAGGGGAAAACCTCTGGACTGGCTGTCTTCGAGCTCGGTCAGTATTTTTCACAGATTGGCCGGAATTCATTCACACAGACGAGTGATATATTTACACTGGCATTTTTCAACAACACTTCACAGGCAACCGTCGATGCTGATGCTCTTCTGAGTTGGCAGGAACTTTTATAGTTTCTTGGTTAGGAAAATATAGTTTCGGCGGGCATGGGAGTCCCCATCATGTTCACCTTGATTTGAGCGCGTTCACCCTTGGATACCTGTTTCAAGTGTCCACACACGGCCGACTTGAGGTCCCTGTACAACTCGGACTTCATGAATGCGTTCATGATACCGGCCCTATATGTGTCGCTTCGAATAAAGTCCCAATGTCCTTGCTGATAATCTTTTTATTTCTTCCTAAATTTCCAAGGGGGGAGGGTTCACAATTTTGAAAATATTTTAAGCTATGATTTTCTAAAAACCCCCGGGGTTTTTAGAAAAGGTACCAGCACTTCGGGCCCCAAAACCAGGACCCTCCCCCCCGTAGAAATTTAGGAAGGAAAAAAATTATTTTTAAACTAAAATGGAAAGAACTGAAGCCCAGTGGGTGACCAACTGGCTCGAGAAACACCCAGACCGTGATGAAGATTCAGCACGGTCTGAGTGGGAGTCGCTTTCTTTTGAGATTAGAATGTACCTTATGACCATCAGTGATAAGGAGATCCGGGTCACCGAAGAGATTCGCGCAAAGCTTCTCGCGACCCTGGACGAATATCCCGCCCCGGAGGCTCTCAAGGAGCCTTTTAGGCGCCAGTGTAGCTTAGCTGATTCTGGTAAATCTTGGTGATGAGCCCACCCGTGTTGTCCAAGTCGTAAAGAGACTGTGTGAATACGAGGAGCTCGTAGATTTCACCGTAATAATAAGTTGAATTACCCGTACCAAATGATTTACCGATTGTCATGGCTCCGGTTGTCGCCACCAGATCATAAGAAGTATTTGTAACTGGTAAAATTGAAGAGTTTATATAGACCCTCTTTGTAGTTGATGCGCTGTAGTCGAAGACGGTGTATCGAATTGGTTCAGATGCACCTGCATATGCAGCGACCGTATTGTCGAGATTGTCTCCCCGGTGTGAATATACTATATTAGTGTCAGAATTAAAGTAACCAGCAATCAACCCTGTGCCGCCCCCACCTGTGCTACCAATACCGAAATAACCCCCCTGTGTACCTGCATTATTGCGGCGTTCGGTCACACAGACGGCGTACTTTGTGCCGTTGAGCAGAGAATACGTTCCGGCTGCACATGCAAGAACTTGCGAGTTGGCGCCGTTGAACAAACACGCGTACCCCTGACCCTTCGTCGCACGAGTGATTATCGGTTGATTCGCTGCGGTCAGTTGGGTCGCGTGGTTCCCGCGCCCGGATTGGTCGTACCACGTCGTGACGTATCCGGTCGCGCCCCCGAGCCAGTTCGCCAAGCTTTGCCCAGTCACCGGGGCCGTCAAAAGGTTGCCGAGGCGGTCGGCGTAAAAGTCTGTCGCAGAACCAGTTGTATAAGCAGCCGCTGGCCCGTTAAGAACCCAACTTGATATCTGAATTGAATCTGGACCACTCGTCGCATTCACAACCATCCTGAAATAATTATAAGGCGTCATTGAAGGATTGGTAATCGTAAATGTGAGGCGATTAGGCCATAACCATTGTGTAATATTAGATTGTGTATCGACGATTGTCCAATTCGTTCCATTGGTAGACCCGTAAATTCTGAAATTTTTAGGGGTCCTTGCATTGAACCCAGACCTGTTTATCATCGAATATGAATAAAGAATAATCGGTGTCGGGAATTGGATCTGGAGCCATTCACCCGTGTAGCCATCGGTCTGAGTCGTCGTACCGTTGTAGGACCCATCTGCGTTATAGGTCAGGGCGCTGTGCCAATAACCGTCAGTGGGGTTGGAATCAAATGCTCCGTAGCTATAAGTCTGACCTGCATATGCATTGGGGCTTTCACTTGCCGTATAGACGCCATTCGTCACCCCGTTGAATGTCCCTGTCGCCGTTGTCGTGTTTGATGTCATCGCAACCGGTGGCCACGTGCCAACTGGGTGGGCCACCACCTGCACAGCCCTCGCCGAAGTTCCATTGACCGCCCGGAGACTGAACGCGCCGACCGCCGAGCTCGTTGCGGCTTGGGACAATTGGGTGAACAGGGGGGTGCCTGTCAAACTGACAACCCCTCCTGAAGAGTTCTTAACTTCACTGTTATAATTTTGCGAAACCTGTGCGGCGGTCAAAGCGCTCGGGAAAATAATAAATTCACCAATTTCACCTCCAAAAGAACCATATGCTGATGCCCCTCCGATCGTAAAGGCTGATGTCATGAGCACGTTTGCATTACACTGTGCGTATGCGGCTGTCGTGCTCGCCACAGCGTTGTTGCAATAGAGCGTCGTCTGGTTTATCGATCCTTTAGAAACAAGAGAAAGATACGTTACTGGTTCACTCCCTGCTATATAGTATGGTATAGTTGCAAATGCTTCTGCATTCTGTGGGTTGGCGCGCTGATTCCAAGTTGCTCGATTCCCCTGATATGGAAATTCACATACGAATCGACTGTTATCGGGATACGTCACGTTGGACGTGTAACTTTGCCAACTCGAATTGGCGCCATAGGCGTAGAGGGCGTTATTAGTCTTACTATTAGATGTTATGGTTCGGCGACTTGTACTCATTATAGTAAAATCGGTCGCGTTGAGGAACGTTCCTCCAGATACGTTGAGAAAGGTCGAACCATTCGGATTCGCGTATGTAGTTGTCAGAGCCCATTTCATATTTAAATTTGAAGTTTGAATTATGACTGGAGCGTTTGTAGCTGACGCTTGTGATGCATTTCGCCCATTTCCAGATTGGTCGTACCATGTCGTGACGTTTCCGTACGTGCTCGTCAAGAACGTCTGAAGCGTCGTACCGTTCTGCACGTTTGACAAATTGCCTGAAAAATCAGCCACGAAGTTGTTAGAAATCAGGTCAGATTGTCTCCGAATCTGAACGACTGGACCCGTGTATGTAGAAGTGAGCTGGCGGAGACTGAACGCGGCTGCAGTAGGTGTGTTCATAACGTCGAGTATTCCTCTTGTATTCGTCTGAACCCCCCGCCCCGGCACGCCCTGCTGATTGTAAATAGACTGAACCTGCGCGCTCGTCAGAGCTCGGTCGAATATGCGCAGGTCGTCGACGAGACCGTTGAATGCGAGTGATGTGTTTTGACTGCCCGCATACGCCGCCGTGAAGGTGGTGTCCGCACCGACGTTTGTACCACTGGGAGTCCCACCTATATACAGTGTTCCTACAGTCCCTACACCGTTGATATATAATGTAACAGTTTGAGCCGAATAACATAGGGCTATATGATACCATGTCCCAGTCGAATAACTGAAACCGGGACTCGCTTGCACAGAATTAGAACCTCGCTGCCAGTACAAGTAAATAACACTCGTACCAAAAATATTCAGATACGAAGAACTATCACCCAATGAAAATGGGGTTTGGAAGCCTGTATTATATGTATTAAATTGCACCCAAAAAGAAGCGGTTATCCCAGATGACGATGAAAGACTCACTGGGTATGCGAGGCGTTGAGTTGGCGCGCTTCCAGCTGAATTTGTAAATTGAATTGCCTGTCCATATTTTCCAGCGACATACGTCGGCGTACCGGTCGTCGTCGTGGGCACCACCCCACTCACATAATCGGTCGTGGTCCCGTTGAAATCCCACGCGAGCTTCGGCAGAGGCATCGCGCGACTCGGCGCCGGAGCCCCTTGACTCGAGTAAACCGACTGGACCTGTGCGGCAGTCAGAGCCGTGTTGTAGATACGGAGGTCGTCGATAGTACAGTCGGCGCTTTGATAACCAGAGTATGACGGATTAATAATATTAGTCTGCGAACCTACTCGCAAGCCGGTGATTACCACGCCGCCAGTTGAACCAGTTGCAATGGGCGTCGCCCCTACGCCATTTCTGTATAAAATCACAGATGTCGAATCGTAAGTCAGTGCTACGTGGTACCACGTCCCAGTTGAATTGGTGGCTGAAATTGTTGTCGCGTTCTTCAATTGCTGAGTTCCTAAGAATCCCTGACCTGTTCTCGTCTGCGTTGAAGTCATCGATAGCCCAATAACGTTAGAAAAAGAGTCGTAGATGCTCACAAAAGAGCCTGAGAAAGTATTGAAATTCACCCAGGCCGAAACGGTTATTCCAGTCGCGTCTATATTAATAGGAGTCGAGCTCATAGACCATAATACATAGTTATTAGCACCGGAGTTGGGAACGGTCTGTGCGAGTCTCATAGAGTTCAAGTACTTCCCGCTCGGGTACGTGATAAACTGCCCCAAGAGCGTGAACACGGTCGTTCCCATGTTCGCGACGTAACCAGGTGAAGCGTAAGAGAACGGCGCCGCGCCCGGTGTGAACGTCGCCACGGGAACCACCCCGCCTTGAACCACGCGCAGGTCGCGGATGTAGCCGTTGAAATATTCTCCAGTACCTACACCTATAAGGGTCGGATATGTAGAATTATATGAAACCGATAACGGGGTTGCTGTTGTATTCACGACTCCATTCACGAACACATTTGCCGTTCCGTTCGTCATGAGTGAAAATGCTATATGTGTCCACACATCCGTTGATAATGCGGTTTGATGGGAAACTGTAGATGTACCATTCGTCAATCCGATGATAGCACCAGATACTCTGAAAGAATAATTTATAGGTCCAGTTATACCGGAATATTTTGAATATATTCTTCTATTACCAGTCTGACCTGTATTTAAATAAACCCAAGCTTCCATGAATGTGTTTGAAACAGAAGTATCAAAAGTCGTTGGGCCAGTCGTCCCTAGAGTCATATACGACCCCGCCGTTCCCGGAAAACTCACAGCCGTATTGCTCGTCGGGGCGTTCGTGACCAGTGCTGCACTTCCCTGGAGCTGCGCCGGTCCCGGTGAGACTTGTGCCGAGGGACTGAGTCCAGTGACGCTGTCCACGTTTGAGTTTTCAAACTGCCACGCCAGACTCGGCTGGGGCTCAGCCCCAGAGTACATAAAACTCATCTCTAATAAACTCTAACACTTTATTAGAGATGGGATACTCCAACGTAGCTGGGGCCCTCAACGTGTTCACGAGCACGTCGACCGATTCCCTCGTGGTCAGGGGGGACACGCTACATACCGGGAACATCGTAGCAGTCAAGGGCTACGCGGCGTTCGGAAATGTGGCCGTGGCGAATCTGATCGTCACAGGAAACTTTACGATCACTGCGACCAACACGCAAACGACAAACGCCCTGACGATCAACAACGCCGGAACGGCCACGGCCCTCAAAGTTACGCAATACGAGGGTGGTGGACCCGGTCACGTTCACAACGTCGCCGAGTTTTGGGACTTTCAGACCTTGGCCATGGTCATAGACCCCGAGGGAAACGTCGCAATCCACGCCACGAGCAGCCCCGGGTACGCCCTCACCGTCAGTCAGGGTGCGTACATAGATTCTCTGACTGCCGGTGTCTATATCGGTGACGGATCTGGATTGTATAACCTCAACACCTCGAGCCTCGTGGGAGCCCTAGCCCCGTACCAACTCCAGGCCGCCCAGACAAACGTCACGCAGGTTGGAACCCTCACTGGGCTCTACGTCACGGGGAATGTCACAGCCTCCTTCTTTTCAGGCCAGGGTAACGCTTTGACCAATATCCTCAGCTCCGTCCTCGTGGGGAACGTCGCGGCGGCGAACGTGGCGCTCGTCGTCTCACAGCCACTCCAGCCCAACATCACACAGGTGGGGACGCTCACGGGCCTATACGCCACTGGGAACATCTCGGCCCCTTTCTTCATTGGAGGTGGGAACGCCCTGAGCAACATTCAGAGTGCGGCCCTTGTGGGGAACGTCGCGGCGGCGAACGTGGCCCTCGTCGTGAGTCAGCCCCTCCAGCCCAACATCACACAGGTGGGGACGCTCACAGGCCTCTACGCCACTGGGAACATCTCGGCCCCTTTCTTCATTGGAGGTGGGAACGCCCTGAGCAACGTGCAAAGCGCGGCCCTTGTGGGGAACGTCGCGGCTGCAAACGTGGCGCTCGTCGTCACACAGCCGGCCCAACCCAACGTGACGTCTCTAGGGACCCTGACCGGGCTCACGGTCCAAGGACTACTGACCGCAAGCAACGGCTCGGGGATTTCGAACCTTACCGCATCGGCCATCACGGGGAATGTGGCCAGCTCAAACACGGCCCTGGTCGTCACGCAACCCCTCCAGCCCAACATCACACAGGTGGGGACGCTCACAGGGCTCTTTTCAAGTGGGAACGTCTCGGCCTCTTTCTTCGCGGGCCAGGGTAACGCTTTGACCAATGTCCAGAGCTCCGTACTTGTGGGGAATGTGGCGACGGCCAATGTCGCTCTTGTTGTGAGTCAGCCCCTCCAACCCAACATCACACAGGTCGGAACCCTCACGGGCCTCTACGTCACGGGGAACATCTCAGCATCATTCTTTGCGGGCCAGGGTAACGCACTCACAAACGTCTTGAGCTCGGTACTCGTGGGCAATGTGGCTTCCGCCAACGTTGCGCTCGTTGTGAGCCAGCCCCTACAGCCCAACATCACACAGGTGGGGACGCTCACGGGCCTTTACGCCACGGGCAACATATCGGCCTCCTTCTTTGCGGGCCAGGGTAACGCCTTGAGCAACATTCAGAGTGCGGCTCTCGTGGGGAATGTGGCCCGGGCGAACGTGGCGCTCGTCGTGAGCCAGCCCCTCCAGCCCAACATCACACAGGTGGGGACGCTCACGGGGCTCTTTTCAAGTGGGAACGTGACGGCGTCTTTCTTCGCCGGCCAGGGTAATGCACTCACGAACGTCTTGAGCTCCGTACTAGTAGGGAATGTCGCCTCGGCCAACGTTGCGCTCGTTGTGAGCCAGCCCCTCCAGTCCAACATCACACAGGTGGGGACGCTCACGGGGCTCTTTTCAAGTGGGAACGTGACGGCGTCTTTCTTTGCGGGCCAGGGTAATGCGCTCAGCAATATTCAAAGCGCGGCTCTCGTGGGAAATGTGGCCAGCGCCAACACGGCCCTGGTCGTCTCGCAGCCCCTCCAGCCCAACATCACGAGCGTGGGTACCCTCACGAGCCTGAACGTATCTGGGAACATCTACGCGGCTAATGCCATCACGACAACCAACATATTCACAGCCGGTTTCACGTCCAACGCGACCAACACCGTCTTCAACTTCGACACCTTGACCATACCCTTTGTATCATGCACGAGCCTGAACGTCGCAAGCACCGCCAACATATCTTCGCTTGCCGTCGGTATCCTGACCGCAAGCAACGGTTCGGGCATCGCCAATCTCACGGCGGCCGCGATCACGGGCAACGTCGCCAACGCGAACGTGGCGCTCGTCGTCTCGCAGCCCCTCCAGCCCAACATCACGCAGGTGGGGACGCTCACGGGGCTCTTTTCAAGTGGGAACGTGACGGCCTCTTTCTTCGCGGGCCAGGGTAACGCGCTCACGAATGTCCAGAGCTCCGTACTCGTGGGGAATGTCGCCTCGGCCAACGTTGCGCTCGTCGTCTCGCAGCCCCTCCAGCCCAACATCACGCAGGTGGGGACGCTCACGGGGCTCTTTTCAAGTGGGAACGTGACGGCCTCTTTCTTCGCGGGCCAGGGTAACGCTTTGACCAATGTCC